GTGCCAAGGTTTTCGGTGGTCATCTTTTCTTGCCTCCGATCTTCCCTTGGCGTCGGCCCTTCGGCGTGTCCGGCTGGCGCTTGATCGACTCAGACCGCAACCGGAAAAACTCTGCCCATTCATAGAACTCGCTCAAGCTCAGTTTCGCCGACAGCTCCTCGACGGTACCGCCAGTTATTTCGGCGATTCCGAAGAGCAGCCGTCGGGCATGGCTTCCCCCAGGGCCTTTGCATCCTCCTGCGGCTTGCTCGTGCAGATCGCAACAGCGGCATCGCGAAGCTTTTGCCATGGCTCGTACGAAAGCGGAAAACCCCTGAACGTGTCGAAATCATGCGCAGAGAAAATTTTGTCCCCTGTTTCCGGGACCTCGCAATTCAGAACCACACACCAGAACCCAAAAAGCAGGTTGTCGACCTTGCCATCCTTGTCGCGCAGCGGCTTCATCGCGTCCTCGAACTCACCGACGCGAGGCTGCACGATCTTGATCTTGCGCCCGTGGAACTCAACGATCTCAGAATGCCTGTCGATCGGAGCACCGAAAAAAGCGTCTCGTATTTCCTTGCGCAGGTCGCTCACGTCTCACCTCACTCGAAAGAGAATTTGAACGAAGACCCGAAAACACCAGCACTGAGCGCGAAGTTCATCGTGTTCTCGACGAGTCCATCAAACGCGCCACTCACCTCGCCATCAGTAGCGAACAGCATCGCGCTCCAGGTGTTCGAAATATTTCCGAGCTTGCACTGCACGAAAATCACGGATGCACCAGTCAAAATGCTGTCCATGCTCTTTGTGCCGCCGCCCGTGTCGTAATCGGTATTGCCTTGCTCGTACAGCGAGAGCGACGCCGTCACGTCATACAAGCTAGCAGTACGCACGCGATGCGTCTGCGTCTGAGACATGACCGATGAGTCAAGCAGCGCGCACGACAGCGCCAGCTTGTAGCCCTTGACCGTAGTCACCTCCCACAGCGGAAAGTATTCGCCGGACACGGTGACTGCTCCGCCAGGCGGGGCAACGAACGTGATCTTTCCGTAAAGATAATTGAGGCTGTACGCCGACGCGGCTTGCAGCACGCCGCCGTCGTACACAGACACGGCCACTGCCGGGTTCCATGCACGCTTAGCGGAGTCGGTGATCTGATAGATGTTACCAGACACCAGTGTGCATGCCTCCGTCGTGAACGCCGTAGACGTCCCTCCGACACTGACCTTGCCACCGTATGCCGAGGCAACCATCGCAGCCCCCTATCAGACGGCGGTGACTGCGCCGTTGCCCTGGGCCGTCATCGAGAAGGCCACCATGTTTCCGATCGTGGCGTCGATATCCACGTTGGAGATCAACACAGGAACGCGCCACCCAGCCGAGCCGTTGGACTTGAAGCGCAGATATGCCGTCGAACCAGCCGCAAACATGGTCAGCGCCGACACCTGGCCGTTGGTGTCGCCCTGCTCGCTGTCACCGCTCAGGGTGAATGACGAGTCGAACAGACCCATCGCGCGCACGTGAGCAGCGCTGGTGTCCTTCAAGTCGGTGATGTCGTGGATGTCAGGGTTGCGGGCGAACTTGACCGACTTGATTCCGTCGATCTCGTAGTACGTGCCGCCCTCGGCGGTGCTGATTTCGATTGTTCCTGCATGCGCTGCGGTTGCCATCGTCGTCTCCTCAAGCCTGCTTGATCTCGAGCAGGAAAGTTACAAGCCATCGAGGCCGGCTCATGTTGTCGTAACCCAGCCAGTTAGGCTCAGAGTCGAGAGCGACGCAGGAGATGTAGCCACTGACCGAGGCTAAATGTCCTGCGGCGATCACGGTCCTGGCCTTGACAAGCGAGGTCTGGAAATCGCCTGACGTCCCACGTGTGACGACGGAAACGCGCGCACGATAGAGACTCTGATTCGCCGTTCCGATGTACGGCTGCGGGGCTTGGGCGCTTCCCGCCCAGACGAACACCGAGGCGTCGGGGAACAACTCCGCGTTCTCCGCGCGCTCGATGCCGGTAAAGATCGTCGAGTCGACGGTGCCGACGCCAGCGGTTGCGAGCACGGCAGCAAGTGCAGTATCAGGAGTCAAGCGCGCCTCCTGGTCTTGCGCGGCTTCAACTTCCTTGCCGCCTTGTGCGCCGCCGCGGCCTTTTGCTTTGCCGTCCTCCTGAGCTTTGGCTTCAGCCCGCCTTGCATCGGGTTAGTCGGGGCAGAGCCGCGTGACGCGCCCATTCGCAACGCTGAGGCGACGTCGGACACAAAGCGCGGTTTCTCTCTGTCGATCGGGTCTGACAGGTAGTGAGCTTGCCGTCCCTCGTCGTGAGCAAAGCTCGTGTCCTCGTGCTGCACGACGGCGTAGTCAGCGGCAAAGCCACCGAAGCCCAGCTCGACACTGGCGCCCGTCGCTGTCTTCGCGGGCAGAGCCACATAGTCAGAGCCCATCAGAGTCCCGGTGTCGTGCGGCGTGATGCGCGCGGCGTCGGTCGCGACGTTGTTCGCGACGACATACAATGCACCAGCAAGGCGAGACTGAAACGCATCGACCGCATTGGTCAACGCCCTCTCAACTTGCTGGCGTCCCTGCAAAGCCATTAATCGTCGCTCCCGTCGTCAACTGATGCCCCGGTGTTGTCGTGCATGCCGACCTTGAAATTCGGCTGCACGTCATCGCTATCGTCGTCCGCGTCCTCGACATCGGAAACTGAGTAGCCTCCGACGTAGCCGGCGAGGTTGAACGAACCTGAATCAATGCGCTGCCGGCGCAGGCTTTCGAGCAGTGCTTCATAGTTCCGTTGCCTGTCGTCGTAACGCGCATATCTCGCGACCAACCTGTGGACGCACGAAATCGCGACGACATAGGCATCGGTGCTCGAAAGGTTAGATGCAACCCCCGTGATCTCCTCGTCGGTAAACTGCGCATCGGTGGACAGGACGTCGCCTATAAGCGATCTCACCCGTTCGACCAAAGTCGTCAGTGTGCCGCTGTACGAGAAAGTCACGAGGTCACCCCATCAGAACAAGTATCCGAACGCTTCCATGGTGCATGTAGTGCTGGTCGTCCCCGACGTCGTGACCTTCGCTCGCAGCGTCTGCCCCGTGGTACACATCGTCGACTCGGCCGCACCAGAGCCGGTGAACGCTGTAGCCTCGATGATCTGATACGTCCCGGTGCCAGTCGGTGCGGTCAAGGTTCGAGCGGCTGCGACGTTGTTATAGTCTGAGGCGTTGCAGCCCCACTGCACCACGGCATCCGTCGCCAGGTTCAGGGTGCCCGCACACGATCGGATCACGATCTTGGTGACGACCGCAGTCTTGCCGCTAGGCACCGTGTAGATAGTGTGCGTGTTCGTCGGGCTGACGTCGAACGTGGCAATCGACCCCAGCAAGTAATCCATGGTCGTCGGAGTGGTCACAGCCAGCGTGCCGCCGATCGTGGTGCCTTGCCCGCTGCGGCCGACCGTGACAGAGGTTGCGTTGGTGCCACCGATGATGATGGTCCCGCCGGTACCGCCCGTCGCCGCGCCGGTGTCCAGCGTCGCACTGCCTGCGGTGCCAGACGCGCCGGCCGATGCTCCGGTCGTGATCGTCACAGCACCGCCGGTGCCGGTGCCGGTAGCCACACCACCGGTGACTTGCGCTGCGCCGCCGGTGCCGTTCGTCGACAGAGCCGCACCGCCCACGACCTTGGCCAGGCCTCCGGTGCCAGTCGCACCCGCTGCCGAGCCGCCGCCAGTCAACGACGCGATGCCGCCGTTTCCGGTGCCCGGGGTCGCCCCGCCAGCGCCGGCCGTGATGGTCGCTGCACCGCCGGTGCCGCTGCCCTTGCCACGGCCACCAGATGCGATCGCCGCGCCGCCGTCGCCGTTGGTGGCCAGCGAAGCGCCGCCAGTCATGGACACCAGACCGCCGTTGCCAGTAGCACCGGCTCCCGAGGCGCCTCCGGTCTCGGTGATCGCGCCGCCGTTGTACGCGCCGTTGCCAGCGCCAGCGGTCACGGTGATAGCCCCGCCTGCGGTGCTCGAACCCACGCGACCAGCGGTCGCGTAGGTCATGGTCTGAGCAGTGATCGAACCGACGATCGCACGGTCGATGACCGTGGTCCCGTCGAGCCGCCTTGTAGCTTGCTGCGCGCCGACGAGCGACGCGACAAGCAGCAGAGCTGCGATCAGCCACACATGCTTGCGCATGACATCATCTCCTGTTCTGCCGCTGCTGCTGCTGCGGCGGCCTCGCGGTGTCGTCGTGGTCGCTACCGTCCGGCGTCAGGTAGTGACCATTGACGAGAGTCCGTAGATTGGGAAACTGCGGATCGCGCAGCTTGTCCCCCGGTTTGTAGTCACGGCCACCGCCGGAAAAGTGGCGGCTCACAATGTATCGCATTGCGCCTCCTACGAAACGATGCCGCCGAAATAAAAGCCGAGGTCACCGCAGACCAGCTTCGGGTCGATGCAGATTCCGAGTTGCAACCAGTTAGCGCGCTCGCGCTCCATGGTGCCCTTGCGCACGATGATGCCCATCGGGTTCGAAGCTTCCTTGGAAACGTTCTTCCACGCAAAGGTGTAGAACGCCGACGGCTTCAGGATCGCGGGCTTGGGCTCGACGTAGCACAGCAAAGCGTTCTTGCCGGCGATGAACCCGTAGGTAGGGGTCGTGGTGCCCTCGATGCTGCTCGAGTAGACCGACTTCGAGACGATGACCTTCTCGACCTCGATCAGGCGAGCGATCATGTCGGTCGAGATCGACTCGGCAGTGGTGTGCTTGTATCGATCGGTCGCGATGGGCGAGTTCTTGATCGCGCTCCACACGTCGTATCCGACGTAAAGCCGGTTTGGCTCGAACCCGGTCAGGCTCAAAATGTACCCGCGAGCGTATTCAACATCTTTCAGAAAATTGCTGGCGGTGTCGTCGTCCCAGTAGACGCACGAGGTGCCGGCGGTCGCACCGGCAGCAGCCGTCACTCCGGTCACGTCCTTGTAACCGAGCGACGCGCCAAAGCAGTTGGCGGTCCACAGGCGATCCCAGCGGATGAGAGCCTGCTGGGTTTTGAGCGCCAGCGCATCGCGGTCGACATCGATCGGGATATCCTGGTTGCCGTACATCTCCCACGGCACTACCTGCTCGCCGCCGTACTCGTCGCAGCGGTAGGTGGTGGTCTTGTCGATGTCCCATCCGCTTTGCGCGGGGCTGGTGCCTGGGCCGCGGAGCTTGAACTCGTCGCGCATCCACGCGGCTTTGGTGTACTTCAGGATGATGTCGGTCTGCTTCTCGACGGGAACGACGCCCTCCTGAGGCCCAACGAAGTTTTTCTGGTTTTGGACATACGCGACGATCGCGTTGTTCAGGAGTCCATTGACATGGACGTCACTGACGCCCGGGGTGCTGGTCGGCATGATCGTTTACTCCTTCACCCGCATCACGGGGTGTACTTGATCAGGGCGAGGTGTGGGTTGCCGCAGTCGACGAAGACCTCCGCGATCTGGCCAGCGTTGCCACTGCCAGCGGCGACTAGGCACGTCCCGCACGCATACGCGGTGGCGTCCTCCGCCTCGGTCACGCTCACGCACTGTCCGTCAGTGCTGGTGCCCACCACGCTTCCGACGGTTACGCTGGCGTCAGCGCTCGCCTTGCTGACTCCGTGGATCATGACGACGGCAGCTTGTCCGGAGCCACTGGGCTTGTTTTGAAGGATCCCGATCGGCTTGTCGGTAGTCGCTGCGCAAACGTTTACTGTGTTGTCAGCGGTCACCTTGACCCAATACCATTGTTTCGCGCTCAGGTCGGCAGCGGCGAGAAAGGTCTTGATCGTTCCACTCTGCTCGGTGCTCATGTTGCCTCCTCAGGCGCACTGCGAGGCCAGGTCAGGACGCGCGTGCGCGACGGCGTCAATAGCCTGGGCCTCGGTCATGTTGGTGTTGCTCTTGCGCAGCTCGACGGCCAGAGCCTTGATCTGCTCGAACGCCGGCGGTGCGTCGTTCCCGCTCTTGCCGATGGGATTGGTCAGCCCTGCCGCGTCCTGCGCTGCCTTCGCTGCCTTGATGATGCCCTCGACAGCCGTCGCCGCCTTCTCGTTGCCGTCGACAGCCAGCAGCATGTCGGCCATTTCCTCGACGTTCGCGCCAGCGACGCCGAACGAGCGCGCCTTCGCGATCGCCTGCTCTCGCTTGCGCTCGGTCACCAGATCGCCGAGCTGCTTCTGCAGCGTCTCGATCTGAGCCTTCGCCGCCTTCTCGACAGCCTCGAGGCTCTTGGCCATCTCGGCCTTGGCCTCGGGCGCGGCCTTCGCCTGCTCGACGGCTGCGGCGATGGCGGCCTTGACCGCCTCCTCCATGACCGCCTTGTCCTCGGGTGGCATCGCCGCCATGATCTCCTCGGCGGTGCGCGCCTTCTTCACGTCCGTGTCCTTCATGTCCTTCTCCTTGGGTTGCTCTTCTGCGCGCGCAGCACTCGCCGCGCTCTCTCTGGTGTCACGCTTGAACAGCACGATCTTGGCGTGCTGGTTCGCCGGGCTGTCGACCGCGCTCCCCTCGTCAATGCGCAACGCGGTCAGCTTGCGCTTGGCTTTCTCCGGTGCCTTCACTGCTGCATGTCCTCCACGAGGGCGTTGCCTCCGATGCTAAGTCCCTTGTATTCGCCGCTTTTGATTGCGGCCCACACCTCGTCGTCGTCGACGTGGAAACCGACCCACCATCCGACAGGCAGTTTTCCCTTGAGCCCAAGCGCGGTCATTTTCTCGCGCGTGAACACCATGGACTCGACGATGCGGCCGATGCCTTCGATCCGCTCGTGCATGTCGCCCATGCTGCGGCTGTCGAGCACGAACTGATAAGCAGCGGACTCAAGCACGTCGACCGGGATCACGTCTCCGGCGAGGTCGACGACCGGCGAGCCGTCTGCGTTCTCGACGACGGACAGCCAGCCGAACACGAGGCGCTGATCGTCGTCGGTGCTAGCGATGTCGCCCTTGAGCACGACGCGCTTTTCAAGTTTCGTGACGAGCCCCATGGTGCACCTGCACGAGGGATGCGCCGGCGGCTGCGCTACCTCGTCGCCCTCGATCGTGGTCCACATGCCATCGATCTCCGACTCGGTGTTGCCGAGGCCTGCGCAAATCGGACAGCGGCGCCCGTCGTTCGGCGACTCGATCCACACGCGCTTGGTCGCAGACGTCACCAGGCCGACGTCCTTTGCTGTCAAGAACGCAGCCTGCTGGCCATAGTTCTCGGCGAAGATGATCTCGGTGCGTGCGATGTTTTCAGCGCGGCGAGCGTGCAGCTTGGCAGAGTATGCAGCGGCCTTGTCAGACGCTGCGTTCTCGTCCATACCCTCTTCAATTAGGTTGTCGTAAAGCGACTGGACGGCGATAGAATCCTTCTCGAGCAAGCCCACCTTCGTCTTGACCTCACGCTTGAGCTTGCTCCATGTCCACGACTCGTCAGCAGCAAGGCCGATCGTCTCGCGCAAACCAGCGCGCGTGCTCTCGTCAATCTCGGTCACCAGCGCGGCGCCGTGCTCCTCGACCCAGGTCTTGAGGTAAGGGTTCTCGACGATGAATTGTTCCTTAAACTTTTCGTAGTCCTCAAGCGACTTAAGCGGCTTGAGCCCGCGGTCCATGCCCTTAAGCGACACGCTGCCGAGGGCATCCTCAAACGCCCTCTGTAGCTCGTTTCGCGGCCCCTTCCAGTCGATCGCCTCGTCAATGGCGTCAAGCGCAGCGGCCTCGTCGAGGTCGCCTACTTGCGACGCTATGCTCGCGACGTACTTCTGATACGCGGCGAGGATCTTCTTGACCAGCGCCTCGTCGACGTGGATGCCAGCATGCGACGGCACGCTGGCTTTGCTGACTGCCGTGGAGCACTGCTCACACAAGGGGCGGCTCCGTGGTGGTGGTAGTGGCTTCCTGGACAACCGGCGCCGCCTCGGTCGGCTTTTGCGGCAGTCCGCCGAGCGTCCGCAACTCCGACTCAAGGTCTTGATCCGGCGTGATAGCCCCGCTCTGAATCAGCGGCGCTAGCGCGCTTGCCACCTCGGCCAGCCCGCGCTGTTCGACGTCGCCGAACCGGAACGATGGTCGTAGATCTTTCGGGCACTGGTTCAGGTCGCACAGCCTAGCGACGGCAACGCGGTTGAACGTCGCCTCGATGTTTCGCAGCGTCGCGCCAACGGCCATCGAAAACATCGCCGTCTTCTCTGACGCCAGGGCGAACGAGCCGGCCTGTCCCATGCCGACAAAAAGAAACTCGGCCATCACAGACATGGCAATACGCTTTTCATAGCGCTCGATGATCGCTCCGGTGTTGTACTGACGCGAGCCACCCGACATGAACGGGCGCAGCTTGAACCCTGTCGGCTTGCCGTCCCTGTCGATCTCGGAGACGGTGACGAGGCCCTCGCGGGCGCCGCGTCTGATCGCGGTTGTGTTATCGCGCATCGCGATCGCTGCTGAGCGCAGGTTGCCAGGCGCCGCCGCGTTGTTCATCGCGTCGATGTACTCGATGGGCATCTCTTGCACAGGGATGCCAGTTGCATCGCGCTCAACGCCGATCCCCTCGTACTCCTGGATCAGCTTGAGGAACTTCCAGGAGCGGTACGCATTCCGCAGAAGCGAGCGCCCTTCGGGGTTGTCCTTGTGCGCTCGATGGCGAAACAGCAGCAGGCGATTGATCGGGATCGTGATCTGTTTGAACGACGGCGCGGGCTGCTGCACGTAGCCAGTCAACCGCTCCACGTCGTCGTCAAAGGTCCACCCAATCGTCGACAACTGCGAGCGGATCGGAATCTCTCGCCAGCCCCATCGCCCGTCGTCGCGCACCTTATAGACCGGCTCGAAGGGCGCATAGCCGAAGGGCAGCATTGACAGCACCTCGACAATGAACTCGTCGAATGTGTGCGTCATGTCCATCGAGCAGTTGTCGAGGAGATCAGCCCATCCATGAGCCTCGTCGCTGTCGTCTGCCGGCTCGAAAGAGCGAGGGGCTTGAAGCACAAGAGACTCAATCGCGTACAGGAGCGCGCCGACCGTGGCGTCGTTGTCGCGCATCTCCTGATAAACTTTTGCCGCGCGAGTCCCGCGAAGATCAAGAAGCCACTCGTCGTAAATCTGGCCGCCGTACTGCTCCAGGCCCGAGCGTCCTTGAGGGCGCATGTTGGGCGCAAGGTTTGAGAGCGCTTGGGGCACGTCCACTGTGAGTGGCATGCTGGGAATCTGCTTTATGCAGACTGTAGGCGTCAATCTATTTTTTGTAGAGTGTGGGCTTTTGCTAATCAGACCATGGGCTTGAGCGCGACAGAGACTCGGACAGAGAAGCGACGGATGCAAATGATAGAGTGGCCGACGAGCCACCCGTGCTCAACTCGGTGAGCGCCCACACGAGCCAATCAAGGCGGTTCGGCGAGCGCATCCCCGACGCTGGCTCCCACTGACACAGCTCGTCTTCGAGCTCGGGCAGGCTGCCGACGTGATGCACACGGCCCTGCTCGTACAGTGCAGCGATCGGCTCTGCCCGCGCGGCCTTGCCCCTGCTTGCGTGCAGTAGCTTGAGGGGAGCGTTAGCACCCACCGGCTTGTCGTCGTCGTCGCGCACGGTGCGGATCGTCTGCAACGCCATCTCCCCACCGAAGTTCCCCTCGACCACTATTCGATCGGCCTGCCAGCGCTGCCACTCCTGCACCGCTCGGCGCCCCCACGTCGCCGGCGAGTAGTGACCGCTCGCGTCGTCGAGTACGTAGAAGTGCCCGTTGACTCCGACTGCAGCCACACCGATCCCGCACTCGTCAGCACGCTGGTCGCCGTCCTTGCTTCCGCTCGGGTCGACAGCGACGACGACGCGGCGCAGTTCGGGCGCGACTGCCACGCGGTGCGCGTCTATCATCTCGCGCTTCCACAGCGCGCCCTCTGCGTCGTCGATGATCTCTCCCTCAAGTTCCTGGCGGCCAAGCCGCGTGCCTTCGTAGCGCGCCAGTACCTGCTCGCGGAAGGTTGGCGCGAGGTTGTCGAGATTGTCGTGGGTGCG